TTTACTAGTATAGTAGATTTAGAAAGACGAGTATATTTAACGACGTATTTTACTAGAAGTAGAGTTATAAGCGGAACATTAACCCCTTTAAATAATATAGATATTGTTAACTATATCCCAGATATTAAAACAATAGATTTTTTAACCGGTATAATAAAAACATTCAACTTAATGCTTATACCTAGAGAAAATAATACTTATGAGTTTTTACCACTTGAAATGTATTATAATGCTGGTAAAATTATCGACATAACAGAACACGTTTATTCAGAAGAAATGACATTGGAGAAGCCTAAACTATTCAAGTCTATAAATTTCAAATACGAAGAAAGCATAAACGTGCTTAATCAAGCGTATAAAGGACTTTACGGCTCTGCTTATGGTGACTTGATATATACCAACCAACAGACAACAGAGAATGCAACCTATGAAATAAAAGTACCATTTGAAAACGTGTTATTTGAAGTACCAAAAGAGGAAAAACTATTTCAAACGGCCACGTTAATAGACAAGGATTTGAAACCATATATACCTAAACCAATGCTAATTTATAACAATGGTAGAGTGACACCAAATTTAGCTGGAGCAGATAGTATTTATATAACTCAAATTAGTGGCTCACCTATTCAAATATCAAATTATCAAAGATTTTCTAATGAGTACGATAATATGCCTACAGATGTAACACATTCGCAATTAATGTCTATGAATTTTGGTAACGAACAATCGAGCTGGTTAAATGTACTTGCACCACAAGGCCTATACTACAGACACTATAAAAACTATATTGATAATCTTTATAATATCAAAACAAGAGTAATAAAAGTAAAAGCACTTTTGCCAGTTAGTTTGTTGGGTAGTACTGTAAAGAATGGTTATGGAGAAGCATTAGGAATAGCTTTGAATGATAGGTTAATAATAAGAAACAAAAGATATATTATAAATTCATTTACAACTGATTTAACAAGTGGAGAAGCATCGTTTGAATTAATAACTGATTATAGAGGACCAGATGCTGCAAATTCTGTTGGATATAGATTTGCAAATATGGAAGAAATTCAAACTGATAAAGATACTTTAGATATTGATTTAATAGTTTATTTAAATGATTACGATAAATTTGATGTAAAAGGTCCAGTTGGTTTTTTATTATATACTGCATTGTCAAACAACACAGAAGATGTTTCATTTAGAGTTACAGTACCAGTAAATGCTACTTTATTGGATAGGACTGATGTTATCGGATTAGAATATTATAAAAATGGAAGTATAGTTAAAAATGAATATATAATAGTAACTCAAACAGCAATATGATACAACAGATTTTAGAATTATTAAAAGCAAGTGAACACTATGCCGAAAGTCAATACATAGAAATAGCAAAGGGAAAAAACAAACATCCTAAAACTTGGAGAGAAGCATTTAAACAACATCAAAGACTACTGAAATGGCACAAGAAATAGACATAAATTTAAACGTAAAAACAGAACAAGCCGACAAGTCACTTGGTAGTTTAAAAAAACAATTTAGAGAGGCACAACAAGAAGTTCAAACACTTGCTGATAAGTTTGGAGCCACATCGACAGAAGCTATTAACGCTGCCAAAAGGGCTGGAGAATTAAACGATAGAATTGGTGATGCTAAAAGTTTAACCGATGCGTTCAATCCCGATGCTAAATTCAAATCTTTGACTGCATCGCTTTCGGGTGTTGCTGGTGGCTTTGCTGCTTATCAAGGTGCGATGGGATTGGCTGGTGTTGAAAGTAAAGATTTAGAAAAGCAACTTTTGAAAGTTCAATCGGCTATGGCTATTGCACAAGGGTTGCAAGGATTGGGAGAAGCAAGAGACAGTTTTAGACAATTAAAGGCGGTTGCCATCGATGCTTTTAAAGGAATAAAAACAGCAATTGGAAGTACTGGAATAGGTTTATTAGTTATTGCTTTAGGAACGATATATGCGTATTGGGATGATATTAAAGAAGCAGTAAGCGGAGTGAGCGAAGAGCAAAAGAAATTAAATTCATTATCACAAAAAAATGTAGAGCAAGAGAATGAAAAGTTAAAAACAATAGGCAACCAAGATAATATTTTAAAGCTACAAGGGAAATCTGAAAAGGAAATTTTAAATATTAAAATCAGACAAACAGACGAGGCAATACAAGCTACTGAAATAAATCAGAAAAATCAAATTGAAACCACAAAGTTAGCAACAGAGGGAGCAAAGAGAAACTATGAAATGCTAAAATCATTTATTGACTTTGTAAGCATTCCACAAAGGTTTTTATATGAAACAGCATCAAAGGCGATTAATAATATTATTGATTTATTAAATAAAATTCCGGGCGTTAATATAAAATCAAAACTAGATGAAACGCTAGGGGACAAGGCGAGTGACTATTTAGCAAATTTAGGATTTGACCCAGCAGAAACAAAAGCGAAAGGCGATGCTGTTGTAAAAGAAAGCCAAGATGCATTATTAAAATTAAAAAATGATAGGGCAGCGTATTTATTAGGAGTTCGTGATATAGACAAACAAGCGGCAAAAGATGCTCTACTAACAGATGAAGAATTTAAAAAGAAATGGAAAGAGAACGCAGACAAATATAATAAGCCAGTAGATGAAAGTTTTGACATATCTGGACTTGAAGCATTCGCCGCATCAAACCAAGCTAAAATAGATGCTGATTTAAAATACAAAGAGAGTTTGCTTTCTGCACAACAATTATTTGAATTACAAAATGCACAAATACAATACGACAGCCAATACGAAAGAGAACAAAGAGAAGAAGAGGCAAGACAAAGAAAAATACAAGCATTTCAAGACACAACAGAAGCATTAGGAAGTATTGCAAAGAGTGGTGAAGAATTATTAAGCGCATTACAATCAACTGGATTAGCAAGGGGAAAAGCTGGTCAAACAGCAATGAAAGCACTTGCACTAGTTCAGATTGCTACAGATAGTGCAATAGCATTTTCAAAAATGATGCAAGGTACAGAAGTAAGTGCTTCCGGCGCAGCAAGTGGAGCACCCGGACCAGCTGCACCAGCAGTTTATTTAGCAACTAAAATAGCATTTTACGCTAGTGGTACGGCTACAATTTTATCAAACATAGCAAGAGCAAAAAAATTACTATCTGGTGGCGGTGGAGGCGGTGGCGGTGGTGTTAGTGCTGGAGGTGGTGGAGCAGTAGCAACAGCACCAACTTTTAATGTAGTCGGTCAAGGCGGTGCAAATCAAATAGCCGAGGGAATAGGAGCAAGAGATGCACAACCGCTTAAGGCATTTGTTGTTGGTGGTGATGTAACTACACAGCAATCTTTAAATATGGGAATAGTACAAAATGCAACTTTAGGATAATAAACCGTTATAAAAAAAAGACCACTATGACTTTAATAGAATTAATTATAGACGAAACAATGGAGTTGAGCGGAATAGATGCAATCAGTATTGTAGAAAATCCAGCCATTGAAGAGAATTGGATTGCTTTGAAAAATGAGCAACCAAAAGAATATCACTTTGCAGAAGTAGACAAAGAAAAGAAAATCATAATGGGTGCTATGCTAGTGCCAGATAAACCAATTTACAGAAGAGACGAAGACAACGGAGAGTATTACATTTATTTTAGTCAAGATACTATTCGCAAATGTATGGAGTTATTTTTCCAAAATGGAAATCAAGGCAATGCAACCTTTGAACATCAAGAAGCTATTACTGGTTTAACGATGGTTGAAAGTTGGATAGTTGAAGACACCGAAAAGGACAAAAGTAATTTGTATAATTTAAACGTTCCAGTTGGTACGTGGATGGGAACTATCAAAGTAGAGAATGAAGTAATCTGGAATGAATTTATAAAAACTAAAAAGGTAAAAGGATTTTCAATAGAGGGTTATTTTGCTGATAAGGCTAAACTACCACTTTCAAAAATAGATGACACCGATGCAGAAATTGAAGCTGGTTTACAATTATTAGAAATCATTAAAAAAATAGAAAATGCCAAAAGAAAATAAAGAATTTAAGACACCGAGCAGAACAAGTCCAAAGACTGATAAGAGGGCTTGTTTATGTCCAGACAATAAGTATAGTCGCAAGTGCTGTGATGGTTCATTACAAGCACAAGGAATAGGCACCATTTACAGAAAAGCAGAATAAAAATGCAAAATAAATAACTAAATCGTTATACACAAGAATAATAATTAATCAATATGAAAAACACAGACATTTTAAGCAGAATTAATGCTTTGCTTTCACGAAATGTGAAACTAGAGCAACAGACTTTAGACAACGGAACGGTTGTGGAAGCAGATGCCTTTGCGGTTGGTGAGCCAATATTTGCAATTGATGGTGAAAATAGACAGCCTTTGGAAGTAGGTAGCTATTTGATGGTAGATGGTAATACTTTAGAAGTTTACGAAATCGGTAAAATTGGTGAAATCGCTGCAAAAGTAGCAGAAGAGGGCGAAACAGAAATGGCTGCCGAAGTACCAGTTGAAGCAGTTGAGGAAGTAATCGAGGAAGTAGTACTTGCAGAAGTACCACCTACAATCGAAGAAGTAATTGCTTTGGTAATGGAAGCCGTACAAGTTAAACTTGACGAATTACAAGGTAAAATTGATGCCTTAATGGGAGCGCAAACTGAAATGAAAGCTACACTTTCAAGTACTGTTTCAAAAAAACCATTAACACACAAACCAACAGAAACAAAAGTAAATTTAACAAAATCTAATTCTGGTAAAAATCTTTCCGATACAGAAGCTAGAATAATGGCAGCATTGTCAAACTAACAAATTAAAAATAAAACTTAAAAAAACAAAAAATGGCTAATCAACCTACAATCACATCTAATTACGCTGGCGAATTCGCTGGTAAATATATCGCTGCTGCGGTATTAAGTGCGAACACAATCGCAAACAATGGAGTAACAGTTATTCCAAATGTAAAATACAAAACAAACATCAAAAAATTAGTAAATTCTGGCATCGTTGCAGATGCTACTTGTGACTTTACAGATGCTGGAGTGGTTACACTTTCAGATAAAGTTTTAACGGTTGCTGAAAAACAAGTTAATTTACAACTTTGTAAAACACCATTCGAACAAGACTGGGAAGCATCATCTATGGGCTTTTCTGCTTTCGATGTTTTACCAGCTACATTTTCAGACTTCTTTATTGCAAAAATGTTAAAAGACATCGCTTTGGATACTGAAACTTTCTTGTGGAATTCAACAAATGGTTTAGGTAAATTACTTAAAACAGATGGAGCAACTGTAATCGCTACACCTTTGGCTATTACTTCTGCAAATGTTATTGCTGAAATGGGCAGAGTTGTAGATGGTATTCCAGCATCACTTTATGGTACAGAAGATTTGAGAATTTACGTTTCTCAAAACGTTGCAAAAGCATACGTAAGAGCATTGGGTGGATTTAGCGTTGCTGCTACTTCAAACAATGGAGTTCAAGGTTTAGGTACACAATGGTATAACGGTCAAGAATTGACTTTCGATGGTGTTCCAGTATTCGTTGCAAATGGTTTACCAGCAAATGTAATGGTGGCTGCTCAAATTTCTAACTTATTTGTTGGATTTGGATTGGCTGATGATGCTAACATTATCAAGACTATTGATATGGCTGATTTAGATGGTTCTAAAAACGTTCGTTTCATTGCACGTTTCACAAGAGGTATTCAAGTTGGAATAGGTGCTGACTCTGTTACTTACGGAATAGCATAATTAAATTAAATGCCACTCTGAAATATGGGTGGCTATTTATTAACTTTTAAAAGACAACAATATGAGTACTTGCTTAATGGCAACGGGGCGAAAGTTACCTTGCAAAGATGTAGTCGGTGGAATTAGAACAATATACTTTGCTGATTATGGTACGTTGGGAACATTGACTATAACTGCTGGAACACTAACAGCGATTAGTGGCGCTGGAACTAACTTTTACAAATACGATGTAAAAGGTGGAAATAACTTGGAGCAAGTTATAACATCAAGTGATGAAAATGGCACAACATTTTACGGACAAACTGTTACGGCAGTATTAACTAAAATGGATGTGGCCACACAAGTAGAAATTCAAAAAATAGTTTCACAAAGACCTCA